CAAAAAGGTGGTGATGCCGCACTTATCCAGCAAGGACAGCAAGGCAAAACACATCAAGGGAGAGAATGCAATGAGAGTAGGATTATATCCAAGGGTATCAGGACACGAACAGGAAGATAATTATTCGATACCTGAACAGATCGACAGGATGAAGAAGTATTGTGAATCACGGGATTGGATGGTTTATAAGATTTATACCGATTCCGTATATAGTGGGTCAAACATGGAAAGGCCGGGGCTTCAGGATATGATCAAGGACTGTGAGAATGGCAAACTTGACATGGTTCTTGTTTATAAGCTGGACAGGCTCAGCCGCAGTCAGAAGGACACATTGTTTTTGATTGAAGATGTTTTTGAGAAAAACGGCGTTGGATTCACTTCAATGACTGAAAATTTCGACACAAGCACCCCGCACGGAAAATTCATCATTGGCATCCTGAGCGTTTTCGCCCAGCTTGAACGGGAGAAAATCAAGGAAAGAACCATGATCGGAAAAGACAGCCGTGCAAAAGAGGGTAAATGGCACGGGTCAAAGTGGATTCCTATTGGCTATGATTACAAAGACGGCCTTCTGATCCCGAATGAATATGAAGCAATGCAAGTCAGGGAAATTGCTGACCTATTCCTGAAGGGAACGCCCGTCCGAACTATTGAAAGAATGATGACGGAAAAGGGCTATAAGCATAAGCACGGGGAATGGGAAGCAAAGACAATCAGAAGGGTGCTTCAGAATCCGGTCAATATTGGCATGATAAAAAACCGGGATAAATGGTATAAAGGCATCCATGATCCTATTCTTGACCAAAAGACATTTGATGCAATTCAAAAGCTGATGGAAGAACGCCGGAAGGAATACGGCACAGCAAGGCCGCATCAGTCAATATTGGGTGGAATCCTCTATTGTAAGAATTGCGGCGGCAGATATGCCCGTCAGAAATTGGGGCAAGCATTCTATTACACTTGCTATTCCAGAAGTAAGAAAATGAAGAAGATGATCAAAGACCCGTCTTGCAGAAACAAGAATTATAGAATGGAAGAATTGGAAGCCGCCATTCTGGGGGAAATTCACAAGCTGGCAATCGACCCGGAACGCTTTGAACGGGTCAAGGAAAATCGTCCTGTCAATGATGTGACAGAAAAAATAAAATCCATCACTTCAGAAATCGCAAAGATCGACACGCAGATTTCAAAAATGATGGACTTGTATGCACTTGGAACTATTGATTTAGATGTGATTTCAGACAAGGTTGCCGCCCTGAACAGCACCAAAGCAGCATTGTCAAAAGAAATGGACTCACTGAATGTGCCAGACAAGGAAAACGCCATGACAGCGGAACAGGTCAGGGAAATTGCATTGCTGATGAAGGATGATTTGTCACTTGAAGACAAGCGGAACATTATTCAATCTCTAATTTACTATATTGAGATTGACGAAGAAAACATCATCATTCATTGGAAGTTCTAAAGATCAACGCCGACTTCTTTCAACATCTGGCAAAGGCGGCTGACGGGTAAACCGACAACATTGTAATAGTCACCCTTGATCCATTTGACAGCCTTCATGCCGAATGGGTCTTGGATGCCGTAAGCCCCGGCCTTATCTTGCCAGCAATACTTTTGTTCTTTGTTCCATATAGGGACATCTGAGTTGTCCAGTGTCCCTTTATGGAACATTCTAAACGCTCAATATAGTTCCATTTTACCATTTTATTGCCAAAATACAAGGGGGAATCCACCATGAAAACAGCGGAAGAAATAATCACCCTTCTGGAAGCGGAGCTTGCCGAAGCCTACGAATTGCACGATGCCGCAAAAGGCCATGACGCACAAGAAGCCCTGTTCTTTATGTTAAGGGCTGCAACGATTTTGCATATTCTTGAGGAAATCAAAAACGATTAAAAAAACAAGTGAATTTTTTAATTAAGCAACTGAAGTCTTGACTTAATTTAAGCAAATTTTAATTAAATTTATTCAAGCTCTATACAAGCGACAGCGCAGCCGGGATTTTTCCGGCTGTGTTTTTTGTGCGCTTTGTATATTTTGCATATACCCCATGATGTATTTTTGGGCATTTTCCCACCTTGAAATTATACCCCGTGGGGTATACAATGGTATCAGAAATTAGGAAAACAACGCCCTTGCCCCATCCCCCCACACTGAAAGGAGAACCACATGGAACAGTTCAGCATCTATGAAGGTCACATGGCTGACCTAATGAAGAAGATCACCAAGATTCAGAACAAGTGCAAGAAGTACGGTTGTGAATTCCACTTTGCTGAAGTTGGTGAAGAATTCAAGGAAGTCAAGGATCTGGAAGGCAACATCCACACTTGCCGCTTCGTTTTGGTAGAAGCTGACGGAACTGCAAAGGTCAATGATTGGCTGTTCGTTGCTTCCGTAGAACACACCGAAAAGGGTAACATCTTCGCCAAGGCAATGACCGAAGTGGAAATCCCCGAAAGATACCGCACCAGCAACCCCATCTGTGAACACTGCAACAGCACCCGCACCCGCACCGCAACCTTCATCATCATGAACACCATCACTGGTGAATTCAAGCAAGTTGGCAAGTCCTGTCTGATGGACTTCACCAACGGTCTTTCCGCAAACGCCGCCGCATGGTTCGCATCCCTAAAGCAAGTCTTTGAAGAAGCTGAAGAAGCATCTGTTTCGTCCTGCGGATATAGCGAACGCTATTATGACACCGCTGAAGTTCTTTCCTATGCCGCTGAAGTCATCCGCAAGTTTGGATATGTCAAGACTGATCATTCCGGGCAGTCCACCAAGGAACGGACAACGGATTTCCTGATGGTCAACAAGGGATTGACAAAGTGGATGCCTGAAGACGAAATCAACCGCATCAAGCGGGATATGGAAAAGGTCAACTTCAACCCTGATTCCGCTGAAGCAAAGGAAATGGTCAACGCCGCCTGTGATTGGATCAGCGAACAGGAAGCAACCAACGATTATATGCACAACCTGAAGACCGTATGTGCTTTGAAATATAATCCTTGGAATCGCATCGGAATATTGGTCAGCCTGTTCCCCACCTTCAACCGTGACCTTGAAATTCAGGCAAGGAAAGCCGAAGCCGAAGCTAAAGCCAAAGCGGAAGCACAGTCTTCCAATCACATTGGAAACATTGGTGACAGAATTCAGATTTCCGTTCAGTCCGTGAAGTGCCTGACTTCTTGGGAAAATACATTTGGTTATTATCCCACCACCACTTACCTTTACAAGATTGTTGATCAGGAAGGCAATGTGTTCACTTGGAAGACTTCCACCTTCTTGGATGAAGACAATCTTCCCCAAATGATCACTGGGACGGTCAAGGAACACAGCGAATTCCGGGGCGTGAAGCAGACAGCTTTGACCCGGTGCAAGATCAAGTAAACAACCGGGGCGGGCAACCGCCCCACATAGAAAGGATGATGAAAAATGGCAACTGAAGCCCAGCGCAAAGCAAACAGGCGATACAAGGAAAAGAACAAGGAAAACATCAATCGTCTGACCGTGGATTTCTACCCCACAGAAGCCGCCCTGTGGGAACAGGTCAGCAAACAGCCCAACAAACAGGGCTATATAAAAGCCCTGATCCGGGCTGATATGGAAAGGGGCGGGGAATGATGCGGCTGATTGATGCTGATGCGCTGAAAGAGAAAATACGCCTTAGTGGATTTGGAATGTACTATGACGCTTATGAGGTGCAGGAAATGCCCACCATTGATGCCGTTGTTTTGCCCTGCAAGATTGGTGATCCGGTGTATATAATCCGTGACTGTTCCTGTCATGTATATGGTAGATGGAACAACCCGACTGGAAAGTGTTTAGGAAAAGTGTATCTGGAAAGAAGCAAAGAGCATATCATTGCGGATGTGTGTCTGAAGCAAAGTTTGAATTGAAGCATCTTGCCGACTTCGGCAAATTGGTATTCCTGACCCGTGAAGAAGCAGAAGCGGTACTTGCAAAGAGCATAAAATAAAAAAAGGGGGATGCCCGGAAGCATCCCCCTTTTTGCGTCTGTATTCGGTTTTCTTTGCGGTTATATACTTTGCTGGCCGCAGCGGAAAAAGCCGCCACGGCTTAAAATTCCCGGAAAATCCGTTATTTCATGCCCAGAAGCTTCTTCCAAGTCTTGTTTCCGGCGGTGATCTCACCGTCAACAACACAGCCATGGTCAAGCTGGAAATGAGCAACAGCGGAAGTGAACTTTGCCCCGGCGATTCCGTCAGCCTTGCCAACTTCGGCATAACCCAAAGCCGCAAGCCGCTTCTGTACGGGCTTTATTGCGGCATGACGGGCGTTTTTCTTTGCGGAAAGGGTAACGGTCTTCCCGATGGTTTTAGCCCCGGCAATGCCGTCAACAGCCGCCCCACAAGCCGCCTGAACATCCTTGATGAATTGCTTCAGGGAATAGGTTTCGGTTTCAGGCTCAGGGGCTTTTTCGGGTTTGACAGCCGTTCCAGCACCCCCGGCCTTGACGATGATTGCGGGATAGTCTTTATAACAGCGGTTCATATCAACATTGCCGTCAATTCCGGCAACCTTGCCCTTGCTGGAATACTGCCAGATGTCAGCCTTCCAGCTTGTCTTTTCGGTGTAGTGGGCAAGCCAAAGATCATATTTTTTGAAAATGTCTTCCCCGAAGTGGTTCTTGACATAATCGGGGTTTGCATAAATGCCGGGGTAATATCCAGCGGCCTTGACTTCTTCACAGAAGGCCGTTGCCATATCGCACAGAAGGGCTTTATTGACATTCACGCCGTTTCTTTCCGCAGTCTTGCGGGAATCATATTCCCAATCAAAATAAACGGGATAGGCCAGATTTGCGCCCAGCTTCTTCAGGTATGCAACAGCACTTTTGGCTTCATTCCGTGCCATTTCCACGGTGTAGGCATAAGAGAACCAATAAACACCATAGGGAATATTCAGGCGGTTCAGTTCGGAAATATTGCGCTGTGCCTGTTTATCCACGGTGTTCTGACCGTAGCCCAGCCGCACGATTGCAAAATCAATGTCGGCCTTTGCCTTGTTCCAGTCAATAACACCCTGCCAATATGAAACATCAATTCCGTTTTTGATGCTCATGCTAATCATTTCCCTTCTTTTTGGAATGAGAAAAGGCAAGGGGTTTTATTCCCTTGCCTTTGGTACAGTATAGGTCATTGCATTTGCAGAATCATTAAGGCTTGCGGTGGTGGGATCGTTCACGATGCCCAGAATTGCCAGCACCATGAAGGCGGCTTCGACAACCGCAAGAAGTTTGTTGCCCAGCTCACCCAGATCAAGGGTGAAGCCGAACAGGGCGGCGATCACCTGAACCAGCAGAAGGATTGCGGGAATGATTGCCAGCCAAAAAGACTTGTTTTTCAGACGGACAGTCCAGTTGATTTTCATGTTGTTCTTCCTTTCTCAAAGTCCGATTTTTGCCAAAAGATAAGCAATGACAGCAGCGGCAACAGCCCAGATAATCTTATCAACAAGACTGTCCCAACGCTGCCCCGGCTTGCTTGTCAGGTTTTTTACATCACTTTTGATTTCTTTCACATCGGCTTCAACATTTTCTTCACGAACCGCAAGCACCTTAACAGTGCTTGTCAGTTCTTCCAAGTTGTCTTGACGCTTTTCCAGATCGTCAAGCCGATGAGTGTGTTCATCAAGCCGATGCGTATTTGATTTTGACCGATCTTCGACTTCGGTCAGGCGGTGTTCAATGTCTTTTTCATCGTGCATCGTCAATCACCGTCTTTCACCATCCAATCAAGAATATACATCTGATTGGATGTGAGATTGCCGGAATAGAAAATTTCCGGGGAAATCTGCATCACAGCCACATCAGCGGTCAAATCGCTGTACGGCTGCAGGGCTTCATAGAACCGGGCGGCATTCTGGGGCTGAAGCTGGAATTGACCGTTTCCGATGTCCGTTCCGTATTCCTTCAGCAGTTCATCACGCTTCTTGGAATATTCCTGAATTTCGGCGCACAGCTTTTGACGATTCCGGGCGATAGCATACCCCAGCATTCCTTTTTCTTCGGCCTGTGACAGCACAACCACACTTTCCAGCATTTGTGCATTATTAAAATTCATGTGTTTCCACACTCCATTTTCTTAAAGTTTTGAAACGGACAGTTGACCATTATTGATGCCGACAAGATATTCACCATCAGCATCAAAAAGCCGCAAAGAGCGGATGCGGGTCTTTCCCGCAAAATAAGCATCATCAAGGAAACGGGCTGATGTCTGGAAGATGTGCATTTCGTCATAATTGCTTGACCATCCGGCATTCAGGTAATAATCCACCGTGTAGCCGCTGCCCTGTGTGTCATCGGCATGGCTGAACATGATATAGTTGCCGCCTTCTTCGATCCGAAGGGAAATGCCCTCTGTACTTGCGCCGCTCCAATACTTTGTGTTCAAAGTGCCGCAAAGAACATCGTTGAAATACAGTTCCAAACCGCCGCCGTCAAGCATGGCTTTATAGGAAGAATATTCTGTGATAATAACACCGTTGATGGTTGCGTCCGTGGCAGTCAGCGAACCGCCATAGGTAACAAGGAACTTTGCATTTGTGCCGATTGCATCAGAAGCACCCGCAAAGAAACAGTTTGCGGCGGTGGTGATTGTTGCGGGTCTGTACCACCCAGCATAAGAACGGGAATAGCTGGAATTGTGACTAAAAATGCCGGAAGTGGTCAGCGTGATTGCGCCAATTGTGCCGCTTGTGGCTTCAATAACACCTTCAGCAGACACCTTGAAATTGTTGCTGTTGATGACGATTGTGCCGGAATTGAAGGTGATCACACCCGCTGAAATGGTGACGGCGGTGCTGTCATTCGCAAAGGCTTCACGAACTTTCGTCAGATCAATTTCATCCTTGTATTCATTTCCGTTCATGGACAGCTTGATTTCAGCCTTGTTACCCAAAGACCCGGAAAGTTCAAGGGTGATGCTTTTTGAAAGCTGTTCGATCTTTGAGTTGTACAGTTCTTCACAGCTTTGAAGAATGACCTTTTCTTGCACTGAAAGGGAATTGTCCATTTGAACCCTAACCGATTCTGCCTTTTCTGTTGCGCTTTGCTTGATCCCGGCGTTGATGTCGGTCATGCTTCGGACTGTTTCGCCAATCTGAATTACCGTGTTTTGCGGATTGTGCAAATCAAGTTCAAGCCGGGTCAGCTTATAGCGATCTTCCCGGTTGTGCGGCTTTGACGAAAACAGAACATATTTATAAATTCTGAATGATTCGATATTTGAATCTGAAAGATGAAGGTCAACCGCCTTGATGGTGATGGTGTTCGACAGCTTCATTCCCTTATTGGTCAGGAAATCAACGCCCCTTGACTGAAGGTTTTCAGCTTCGCCCACATCTTCCCATGTGGTTTCAGACACCGGCGCATAAATCCAGCCATATTCAGCATTTGCGGACTTGCTATATATGGTATCGCCTTCTTTGACAAGATCATCAGTGATGTCACCATCAGGCAAATCAGCAATGGTCATGCGGGTTTCATCTTTAGATTCCTTGTCAATTTCATTCTTCCGCTTTCCAAGGGGGATTATAGCGGAATAGGTTGATGTTGCGTCCGCTGTGCTGGACAGGTCAAGAAGGTTTTCACCGTAGGCGATAGACTGTGAATTGACTTCCTCAAAATCGGCAAGATAGTCAATAATATTGAGCATTTCGCCGTCTTCGTATTCGTACCGAATGCACAGATAGCCGCCCAGATCGGATTCAAACAGCTTTGTCTTCAGAACTTCCCATGTCTTCAGATATTCGGTGCTTGAACGGGTGATGTAGTTGTTCGGATCGGAAACTGTCACAGTGCCAAGCCGGAAACGCTGAAATTTATCTTTCATCAGTTCATTGTGTCGATTCACAATCCACTGCAAGAAAAATTCAACCACATTGCCGGATTCTGCCGCTGTGATGTATTCCGAATTGTCCAGAAAGTCATCAGGGAAAACAAAGGGTCTGATGATGGAATCATTGAAAAATGTCAGAACACCTTCAAGATCAACCGATTTCGAGTTGTTGAAATCAAGGGTGTCTTCAGTGAGCCTTCCCCGGAAAATGGGGACGGGATCATTGTCCTGCTTGATTTCGATGATTGAACGCTTTTTCAGCAGCTTGTCATAATGCGGATGGGAAGCATCAATAATGAATGATGCTTCCCCGGCTTTATTGACTTCAAGATTGCATTTCGGATTCCGAACATAAAGTTCTTCATCACGGGGATCTTCCAAAGTGAACCCATCACAGGTAATTGTATAGGCCATTACAAATCACACTCCCTGAAGCGGATTGTCAGCGTTCCCGTGCCGGATATTTCAAGGGTGTTTACACCTTCCCTGAAGCAAAGGTCAGGGTGTTTGTGCGTTCCGGCACTAAACACAAGCGAAGCCGCACCAAAGACGATTTTGCAATCATCATCGGAACAGGTGATAAAAGGGCAGATGGATTTTCGCCCGTGATTCAAGATGCTGATTGTCTGCGCTGTTGCGGTCAGGTCATAGGTTTTCATATTGACAATATGCCGCTGCTTCCACGGCTTCAGACGGGCGGTGACAACAATCTGTCTGAGCCGCCGATCTGAAAGGTATTCTTCAACCGTGCAACGGCCTGTATAGAAATAATCAGGGTCTTTGTCAAGGGTGATCCTTTCAAAAGCCCTGCCATTCAATTTGTTGCTGACTTCGGTCTTTTTATCCTCAAATGCGGATTCAGACAGATCACCAGCCGGGTTCATGGTGAATGTGAATTTACAGCCTTCCCGGTCATAATACTTCACTTCTCCAAGGGATTCAGTCTGGTCAAGCGCACCATCCCGCCCCGGAACATCCACAAAATTTGTTTTGGGTGTTGCCGGGGGAATGGAAACGCTGGAAAGAATAAGGTTCAGATCATAGAAAGAATGTATATCGTCAAAGTGGATGCCTGTTTCAATCATTTATCTTCCCCTGCCTTCCTGAAGTGCCAGTCTTCCCAGCTCTTTATTCATCGGTTTTGCAAGCATACGCACAAGCTCATCAACGGTCATTCCCTTTTCGGATGCAATAGCACCCAAAAGCTGCGGGAAATAGTTTGCAAGAATTTCAATGATCTTCTGCAAATAGTAGACAACGCCGTCATTCTGAGCCGCAACCGCTGATTGAATCATGTTCATCAGGGTATTTGCGCCGGAAACAACTTCCGTTCCAGCTTCGCCGCCGCCCTGAAGATTACCCGTTTTCGGGTCATATCCCCAGATTGTGGGCTTGTTCATAACAATGGGGTTGTCCATTGCCTTTGCATACCAGCTTATACCCAGTTTAGGAATACTGCCCTTCAGCAAGTCACCGATCTTCCAGCCGGAAGGACTAAGGGTGAAATGCGGAAGTTTGATGTTGGGGAATTCCAGCTTCATTCCGCTGAAGAATCCCTTGATGCTGTCCACAATGCCCTTGATCTTATCCTTTGCGGTCTGAATGGGCTGTGTCATGGCGTTTTTAATGCCATTCCACACGCTTTTTGCAACAGACTTGATGCCATTGAACACACTGGATGTGGTGCTTTTGATGCCGTTCCAAATGCTTGAAACGGTGTTCTTAATGCCGCTCATAACGCTTGAAATGACAGCTTTGATGCCATTCCAAACGGAAGAAATAACGGACTTTATAGCGTTGATGATGTTGGAAACGGAATTTCTCACACTTTCCCAATCACCCTTGATCACGCTGAAGATAATGTTCATCACATTTGCAATGATCGTCTTGATGGCGTTCCATGCAGTGCTGATGACATTTTTCACGGCATTGATAACCGTGTTTATAACATTCTTGATGCTGTTCCAGACGGTTGTGATGACATTCTTGATGGCGTTGACAACGGTTGTAATGTAGTTCTTGATCGCATTCCAGACAGCCATGATTTGATCTTTTGCTCCGGGGAAAATCGAAGCAATGACATTCACGATGCTGTCAAAGATGCCCCCGAACCATTCAGGAAGGCTTTTGAACACGCTGACAATGACTTGCCAAACAGCCTGAAGAATCTGAGGCAGTGCCGCCACCAGACCCATAACAAGCTGCGCAACGCCCGTGATCAACGCCGGAAGATTCTCCATCAAAGCATTGACAACGCTGATGATGATTTCAGGCAAATAATCAATGATAGGCTGGATGATCTGCGGAAGCATCGAACAAAGCGTCACGATCATGGACACCAACGCATTGACAAGCATCGGAATCAGCGTGGGCAACGCTGACACAAGGGCTTCAATGATTCCGGGAAGTGCTGTGATCAGCGCATTGATGATGGTCTGAACGCCCTGAATCAGCGCAGGAAGCGCACCCATCAAGGCTGATATAATACCGGGAAACGCTGATACAAGCCCGTTGATCAAGCCTGTTGCGCCCTGAATGATGCTGGGAAGCAACTGATTCAGCAGCGGCGGCAACATGGGCATGATCTGATTTACGATGTCCGTCAAGCCCGTTGTCAGCCGGGGCAAAATCTCCTGAAGGCTGTTCACAGCCACTTTTGCAAGATTGCCGAAGGAAGAAACAAGGCTTTCAACATCACCAGAACCATCAAGGAAGTTGGTCAAAGCCGCTTTTGCCGTTCCAAGCGAACCCGCAAGGGTTTCATTCTCTTTGGCATAGTTTCCGGCTGCATAGGCGGTTTTGTCCATGAACATTTCCATTGCAAGGCCGATCTTTTCTTGATTGGTCATTTCCTGTGTGGTTTTGTTGATGCCCTTTTCCAGTGCGTAGGCGTTCAGGGTGGTGTCATTCATGGCAACGCCCAGATTGTCCCAAGAAAATACCCCCGGTTTCCCGGTATTTGAAAAGGGACTGCATTTTGCAGTCCCTTCAGGGTTTAGACTATATCTTCAACTTTATAAAATATCCATCCTTTTTTCTCACTTCTTGTGTACCGATAACCATATTTCACTTTTGCCGGATGACACTTGAAGTGTTCAGCAACCGATTTTCGGGAATCAAAAACAACTTTTTCGCCGTTTTCGTTTATCCCAACAACTTTCCGCATTCTGCTTTTTGCCCGTTCTTCATATCCGTATGACAATCTGTTTTCACTGATTGACACCCAACGAAGATTTGAAACAGCGTTATTCTGTTTATTTCCGTCAATGTGGTCAATCTGTGGTAGATTATCAGGATTAGGAATAAAGGCTTCTCCAACAAGTCTATGAATATATTTCATGTGTTTCTTTTCTTTGAAAAGCTGAACAAATAAATACCCGCTTGTGGAAACAGTTTGCTTCAGTATTCGATTGGTTTTGTCATTTCTAACTTGCCCCTGACTATTCACAGAATAATCAAAGCCGTTGATTTTTACCCACTCAGGCATAGTTTATCACCTCAAGGATAATTATACCATAATAGGGTAA